AACTAGAGTTACCTGTACCACCGTTAGTTTCATCCAAAGTACCAGAAACAGCGCCAGCTGCGCCTAAAGAAACGGCATTCCACTCAACCTGAGTACCACCAGCATTAACAACTAATGACTTATTAGCTGCGCCAAGAGCTAGTTTAGCCCAAGTGTTTGTACCTGAGCCATATAGCAAGTCGCCAGTAGTTACGGTATTTACACCTGTGCCGCCGTTTGTAGCCGCAACTGTACCAGTCAACGAAATGACTTGGCCTGATACGTTAATGTTTGTGCCGCCCGTATATGTAAGCTGAGAAGCAAACTCAGTAAACGGAAGCGCTGTTGTACCCACAGTAATAGCTGCTAGCTGAGAAAGAACAAACGAGAAACCTTTTAGAGTGTCACCATCATCTACAAAGAAATAAGCGTTGTTAGCAATCTCGCCAGGGGCTGCAGTATCAAAATCAGTTGCACGAGTTAAAACATAAGCAACTCCGCCTGTACCTTCGGTAGTAACAGTGTACACACCGTTGTGCGCGGCATTAGCTTGATTTTTAACCAAAATGCGGAACCCCGCGGCTGCATTTTTACCGTCAACAGATAGTGTGCCTACCCCAGCAGCTGTTAAAGTTGCGCCTACACCCAATGTTCCGTTGTTATACGTTGGGGTTCCAGATAGTATGGCAACAGTAGCTAAATTAACTGGGTCATGGACTACAAATCCTGTAGCTACTGCAGCGTCTACGTAAGCTTTTGAAGTAACTTGATTAACAGCGGTAATTAGAGCTGTATTTGAACTTACATATGCACCAGTTGTAAATACCCCATTAGCCGCAGATACATTAGCAGTAACGCTAACATTGTTTGTAAAAGTAGCGTTTAAATCTGTACCAAATGTTACTACGGCGCTGTTTACGTTCACACCACCAGCAAAAATTGTTACGTTATCTGATGCAGAACCTACAAGTAAGTCGCCACCATCGTTGTATAAATAACCAACGTTAGGAGTAAAGATTGGAAACGCTGCTTCTGAGTAGTTTGTACCCGCAACACCAACGTCGACAAATACATTACCACCTGTCTCGTCGTTATATGCGACTATGTCAGTAGAAGCATTTTGGCCAGAATTTAAATTCTGTACATACAACTGTGCATATCCGTCTATGTTAGCGTAGAACTCACCTAAAGATGCACTAAAGCTTGTAAAAGAAGTAACGTTAGTACCAATAACCGTGATTGGGCCATTGTTTAAAATAGTCTCACCAGTTGGTTGTTCGTATACAGCTTTATCAGATGGGTATACTACATAAACATCTTTTACCCCGGCAGGAAAGTTAACTGCCGCACCTGCTGCTGAAGAAGACAAAATAGTATCTCGGCTTAACGTTGTACCGCTAGCTGTATAAGTACCTATACCTACTTCCCATTCGGCCTGACCCCCAGACGAAATAGCGTAATAACACGTATTACCGTTACCAATAGCGGAAAACGCCTGGTAGCCATTTTCAGCACCTAATAGAGTTAAGGTACCCGTACCGGTAGTGGTAGTAGATTCTTTTACGCGGTCTTTTAAGACTAACGCCATTTTAAACCTCTAATTAAGCAATACGGATAATCGCGCTTGTAGCATCAAAAGCTGGGAAAATAATAGTAAAGTCACCGGCTGTAGACGTCTTGTCACTTCCAAAATCCAACACACAAACAGCTGCGTTAGTTAGCGCAACGTTAGCATTGTCATTAGTTGAAGGTGTTGTGTTGTAAATCAAAGCGCCACGAGCTGTTGTAGTTACGTTTGTGAATGTTAAATCCGCAAAGTCTGTAAAGCCTGTACCAGCAGTAGCATTAGTATTTGTTGTACCAACACCAATGTTAGTTAGCGCTAAACCACCCGCTGTAACACCAGTAGCTTCGTTTGAACCCGTATAAGTAGTTGTATTAGCATCTAGTGAAGCTGAAGATGTATACAAAGCTAGTTTAAAAGTATCTGCTCCAGCTTGAGCTGAAGGACGAAAATCGTGAGCACCTAACAAAAGCTGAGCTTTGAAAGACGTGCACATTGCTTGAGTAATGGCCATTTAAGGACTCCTTAATCTTTTAATAAAATAGTTAGCTCAGGATGACCAGCTTCTCTTAAACGATTAGCAATGGTCGTACGGTCTGAGCGGACCGCTTGTTGCAAATACTGTAATAAAACAACCCGTAGGTTGTTCTTAAATGCTTCTGCCTGGTCACGAATAATAGGGTGTGACTTTGACCCAACATAAACAATCTTGTCTAGGGCTTGCTCGGCTAATTCTTCTGGGGTAAAACCACGCCCAGATGTTGAAAGCACCATAACATTGCCACCTATGAATCCGTCTACTGTATCTAAGTTCATTGTACGGCAATCCTTGCTTGTAGAGTTCTGTAAGTATCTTGACGGTTCTTACCTTCGCCAAGCTGTTTAAGGGCGGCTAAAGCTTCGTTATACCTCATGGTGTAATTTTGAATTACATCCATTTCGCCTTTCATGAAAGTATATGCTTCTAAAAGTGACCCATATAACAAAACTGAGTCAAAGTTATCACCAAGCCAGCTTGTACCAGCAGTAACAATAGACGTTGGATATGCGTAATAATGCAACTCCATGTTATACCCAACATCTGGAGTAGGCCCCAAGATAAACGTTGTGTTATCAAAAATAGCGTAATGCTTTGGAGTCGCTAATGTATCTGGTGGTGGGTAACACTCACGGATAAACTCAACGTCTTTATTCAAAAGAAACGTTTGCTCTTGAGTAGTTGGATGAATAACCGCTAAAGAAAATGTAGCTAACCAATCAGTCGGCACATTTAAGTACTTATTACCTGGTGTTACCAAGCCTGTTACGTTTATACGCTCAACAGGCAACTGAACAGAGTTAAATATACGTTGTTCAGCTTGTTCAATAAATATATTAATCTGTTCTGTGCCAGTAAACGTAACTGTGCCCGAACCAGCTGTGTTAGTCCAGTCCTGGTTTGGAAAGTCATTTTCTACATAACTTTTTATGGTTTCAAACAGAGTAGTATAATTCATTCGGGTTTACCCTTAAGCCATTGGCCCTCTAGCAATACGCCCTTTAGTAGCTGCGCCATTACCACGAGTTTCAATACCACTAGTTTTTGTAGGTTTGCCAGTTGTTTTGCTGATGTTACCCAAAGAGATATTCATTTCGTCCAAAGCTTTAGCGCCTGACGTGTCTTTGATAGCCCCAGCTACAGTTACTTTCTTTCCTGACATTGTGTGTGGTTCTGCGTAAACGGAAGCAGGTCCAACCTCTTTGCCGTCGCGTTTCATACTATATTTAGCCATGATTAGCCTCTCTTTTGGTTAGCTACTTTAGCCAAGCCACGACCTAACTTAAGCATTTCCTCGTTAGTTTTGCCGCCGCCTGAGCCTTTACCGCCTTTAGCACCTTTTTGAATGCCAATGCTTGGGCCTGTATCACCAAGGTTTTTACCTTTGGTCTTGCCCTGTTTAGTTATACCATCTGCACCTGATTTAAATCCCATGATTAACTCCTAAGTTATTGTTACCGTTACTGTACCAAGTTGTCCTTGCCCTAGCAAGGTATTTGGCGTTAAATCATCGTTGTACCCCATACCAACCGGGTTCCATCCCCACTGAATCTGTCTACTACCTTGTGTTGGGTCACCAAAACCTTCTTCAGCGCTACCCGCATTCGGGTCAATCTGCAGACCTGTAAAACCCGCTTGAAGGTATGAATTGTCCGGACGGGGGTTGCGTAATGCTTGTGGGTCGTCAACAGGGTACATACCTAACTGCAATTGTGGGTGGTCTGGGTCCCAACAACTCTTACAAACTTTAATCTGAAACGGCTTAGTTTTAATAACCTCTGTTTTTAAGTCTTTAAGTTTAAAACGAAAGTTACACCTATCGCACTGCGATATGGCAATTCTACCGGAAGCAAATCTATTTGCCACACATCATCCTTTAGGTAATAAACATGCGACGTGGGACAAACCGAACAGCCGCTTTTTCGCGGTCTTCATCGGCAGCCAATTGCCAAGCTTCGTCGTATTGTTGTTTCAATACAGGCAAACGCTCTGCACCTCCAGGAATCTTAAGAGCTAAGTAATATGCCAAACCAGCCACCATACAAGGCAAGAAACGGAACGGTACGTCCATCGTGTTAACGCCATTACCAGCGTCATGAATACGGCGTAGTCTCCAGTACACAAACGTGTAGTACGGGTCTAGAGCAGTACCTTGGTCAGGGGTAGGCCACACAACAATCTTAGGGGCATCAACGCCAGCAGGGGGTGTTGTAGTCGTAGTACCAGCGTAATCAGCCCCAGATTGACGATTTATCCACACCTGAATGGGTCTGGCTTGTTGTAGCTTGTTTGGGATAGTAGCGTATGTTGAAACAGAAATACGCGTAATTGATAAGTCTGCTTGGTTGTTTTGTACGCCTGCGTTTGTACGAATTACATGCTCAAGCAAATCCACTGTATCTACTGGTAAGTCATACGTGCTTTGACCTTGAACCAGAGGAATCTGCCCCTGCTCAATAGTCCACATGTTAATGCCGCGGTTAGACCAATCGGCAAAAAGTAAGTTGAGGGAGCGACGCGCGGTGCGCAAATCGTAGCCAGTACGAAGCTCTGAGCCACAACGCTCAAAAGCCTCTTCTACTAACTCAGAGAGGTCTAGATTAAAGGTAGCTGTTGAGACTACGGTCATTTACTTAAC